CATTTCCACCCTCGTTTCTGAGATGATATGAAAATCACCTACCAGCGTCCGCCCCTTACACCGTATCAAATCGCGATTCTGGATAGCCCTGCACGCTACACCGTGACCGCTGCCAGCACGAAGGCAGGCAAGACAGCATCACACATTGTCTGGTTGTTTGAACAGGCAATTCAGGGGAAAAAAGGTCAGTCCTTTTGGTGGGTTGCACCGGTTTACGGTCAGGCTGAAATCGCCTTCAGGCGATTCAAGCAGCAATGCAGTCAGAAACTCTTTGAGGCCAATGAATCTAAGTTGCGCCTTACCCTGCCATCCGGCGCAATGATTGAATTCAAAAGCGCGGAAAAGCCTGATAACCTGTACGGTGATGACGTTTACGCCGCTGTGTTTGATGAGTTCACCCGTGCCCGCGAAGAGGCATGGTTTGCCCTGCGTTCCACGCTCACCAAAACCAGAGGCAAGTGCAAGCTAATCGGGAACGTGAAGGGGAAAAAGAATTGGGGCTATCGGTTGGCAGAACGCGCCCGCCAGGGTGAGGATAACTACGAATTTCACAAAATAACGGCGTGGGATGCGGTTGCGGCTGGCATTCTCGATAAAGAAGAAGTCGAGCAGGCAGAGCGCGACCTACCCGCGCACGTCTTTCGGGAACTCTACCTTGCCGAACCGGCGGATGATGACAGCAACCCGTTCGGCCTTGAGCATATTCGCTCATGTATTGAACCCCTTGCCGATGGGCCGGTGGAATGGTTCGGTATTGACCTTGCAAAGACCCGTGACTGGACTGTGATTGTTGGCCTGAATAAAGAGAAAAAGGTCTGCCTGTTTGAGCGGTTTAGATTGGATTGGAAAGCAACGAGAGACACCGTGCAGCGCATTGTAGGAAAGACTCCCGCTGTGATTGACAGCACCGGCGTAGGCGATCCGATAGTGGAAGACTTGCAAAGGGTCTGCCCGCGCATTCAGGGGTTCAAGTATACCGCCATTTCCAAGCAACAAATCATGGAAGACCTCGCAGCCGCGATTCATGGCCGCGAAGTTGTGTTTCCAGATGGCCATATTGTAGACGAACTTATGAACTTTGAATGGACACACACCCGTACAGGCGTCAGTTACAACGCTCCGGAAGGTCTGCATGATGACTGTGTGAATGCCCTCGCACTTGCGCTCCATTGCAGCCGCGTCAATAAGAAAGGCTTATTTTTGTTGACATGACCTGCACGGAAATCCTCGCATCAGAGCAATGGCCGGAGCAGGTCTGCAAGAAGTTCAGCCCCCATTGGCAGGACTTGCAACAAGAGTTATTCCTGATGATTGCCACAGACCTGAACGAAAAAGCAGAAAAGGCACTTTCGGCGGGTTACTTTGAATTCTTTTACATCCGGTGTGCGAGGAACTTATCCGGCTCAGGCGGGCGGATCGGGCGCATCAACCAGGGCGGTGAGGCATTAGGCGAATACGAAGACGAAGAAGATGACATCGCATTGCGGGTATGGATGGAAGAAGACACCGAACAGCGGTTGCAGGCCATTCAGCGAGTGCAGGCGCGGCAATCGTGGTATGAGCGCAAACTATGCGAACTCTACCTGTCCGGCATGAGCGGGCGCAAGATTCACCGATTCACCAAAATAAGCAAGAACGAGGTGAGCAGGGTCATTAGGGAATTCCGTGCGCAATGTGTGGCCGAATACCTGTAAAAGCAAAAAGCCGCCCCTAAGGACGGCTCTTGCACCAAATGACAAACACCGTTACAAAGTTAGCTTATAGAAAGCGAAGTCAGCACGGCACTTTGAACAATTTGAGGCGGCTCTTTTTCCGCGTGGGTAAAGGTCAGGTCAAACCCGGTCATGTCACCCAAGGCCACACCGGTCATGGAAGACCCTGCGGTCATGTCCATACCTCGGCCAAGGCCCATTGCCCAATACTGCTCAGCGTTGGTCTTCACGATGGCCACAAGGCGCGCAACAGAAAGCAACTTCACCTCATTGCGCTTGGCGGTACTCAGCTTGCGAAGCTTGATGTTCAGTTCGGTGCTGTTGAAGACCGTGCCATTCTCTACCGATGGGGTGATGGTGTTGGTGAACGATGCGGTGTCCTTGGGCAGTTCGTACTTGAAGAACGCCTTGCCGCCGTTGAGAGTCAGCGCGGTAATTTCTCCCGATGCTGAAGTGTAAGAGGATACGGCTTCGTATTCCAGGAGCCATATTTTATCTACGCCCCCGACTGAATCTTTGCAGTCGTGGGAAAATCCGGTGGTGAGTATGCAGCTCATATCTTTTTTGTAGGGTTAAAAAAAAGGGCGGGCAATCGTACCCGCCCCTTCGGTTAAATGTTTCCTGTCAATTACAGGCTGAAGTACACGATTTGGTCAGGAAAAGCAACCTGCACGCCGTATTTGAATTCAGCGTTGAAGATTACGTTTTTCTTAACAGGGTCGTTGATGAATTCGAACTGCTCTTCTTCGCCCACCAGGTCAGTACCGATGTAGTAGTTGGCCCAGTAGCTGAAGTGAATTTTGTCCGTGCCGTTCAAGCCGGGCAGACCGTACACGCGGGTTCCGCTGATGGGGTCAATCAGTTCGAACTGGTTGGCCTGCTCAGGGTTGTAATGGAACAGGTTAGCACCTACCAAGTACTGCTTGTACAGCAGGAAGGTGTCAACACCCATCGCAAAGAAGCGGTCATCGCGGGAAAGGATTGCTTTGCCGCTGGTGCTGGCCTGAGCCTGATTAATCATCTTTAGGATGGCGTCATCAATGTTGGAGCTGGTCAAGCTGGTGAGCTTAGTCCATCCGCCACCTGTTGCCGGGTTGCCTTCGATGGGGTCACCTGCACCGCCAAAACCGAGGGCGGTAAGGATGGTGTTGAACCCGTCAAACTGATTGCTGGCGATAGTACCCTGCCAGATGTCAGTCTCAAGTTCGTTGGCGATTTTCTGAATCTTTTCGTTTCCGATTTGCTCAGCGAAGGGGAGTTCATTGTCACCGCGTGAACCGGCAGCCATCTGGGTCTGCATCCACTTTACCTTCAGAGCCTTCGGACACAGGGTTTCATATACCTGAATGTCACCTACGGTCAAGGTACGCTTGCTGAATGTGGTGCTTCCGCTTGTGGTTGGTTCGCAACCGTTAGCCTGGAAGAAGATCGTGCTGTCGAGGATGTTCAGGTTGTCGCTGGTTTTGATACCAGGGATAACCTGCCCTGCGCCTTGCAGAAGGCCAGCGGTGGGAGAGCCAAAGAGGGCTTTGTACAGGAGCGGAAGGCGGTCTTCTTTCCCGTAATTGTCGAGGTCTGTAACTACGAATGCCATGTTTATTTGTTTGCTTTTATGTTTCGGATTGCGGCTGCGAACTTTTCTATTTGTTCCTCACGGCGTGCAGCTTCGCCACGAAGGCCATTTACTTTCTTGACAGGTTCAGCGGCAGGGATTGCGCTGAATTGCTCAATCACTTCCACGGTCTTTGCCTGTGCGCTGGTCAGTCGCTCGATGGCGGCTGTCAGCTTTTCGATTGCGGTCTGCTGTTCGGCAAACTTGGCCGAATACTCTTCGCGTATCGCAGCGAACTCATCAGCCTTCATATCTTCGGGGCTATCTTCTGGGCTGTCTTCGGGGGCTTTCTCCACGATTTCGGTAACGATTCCGCCTTCGGTGGTCACCAAGTAGCCCTCAGCAGTTTCGTGTGTTCCGTCAGGGGCTGGTACAAAATCACCTTCAGGAGTCTGTACTTCCAATACAGAGCCTACGCCCAGCATTGCGATTTCATCGCCGGGAAAGCGGATTACCGTGCCATCCACCAGCGTGGATTCCGCGAACTTAACGGGTGCGTCTTCCTCTACGGAAAAGCCCAGCAGCTTCTTAATTTCGTTCAATTTTGATATTGCGCTCATTTCTGATAATGTTTCAATTTTGAGATTGTCGCACTTTGCGAGGATTGCTTTGATAGCCGACATGGTTTCTTCTTCGGCCTGTGCTGGCTTGTCCGTAAAATAACCTTCAATGGAAAAGCCCCGGAACTTGCCGTCTTTCACGTCCCGCCACACTTGGTCATTCTCCACATAGTAGGTCAGAAACCAACTGCCATCCGCTGCGTCTGCCCATGCCTTCGGTGGTGCGATGCCCCGCGATTCGTCTGTAACCCAGCTTTCCATCAGGTAGACACCCCCGACCGGGTTTGCGTGCTCTGCATTTACCGCGTTGTACTTATTCTGCAAGGCCCACAGCTTCACAGCCTTGCGGATGGTCTCCTTGCTGAACTTGACGTAGTACGTCTCACCGGATTCAGACCGCCGCATGATGGGCTTTTCTGCAATCATGGCCGGGCCGGTAATCAATCGCCGCTCTTCGGATTCGATGCTGAAGGCCATGCGGTCTTTCTCGATTTGGTTAAGAGTGGATTCTGCCCACCTTAGCATTTCTTCGCCGCCCCACAACAGGTAGCTAATCGTTCCACAGGCCTCATCATCATCCGGGTTGTAGTATTCTTTTGCCCGGCTCAGATACGAATAAGTGCGCTTTACGGTTTCCTCACTCAGGGCTTCGCCGGATGCAATCTGCTGCGCCCGAACCTTTCCGACCTGTGTTGCACAGCGGTTATTGATGGCCTCGTTTAACCGGATGCCGCGCTCTGCGTTATCGCGGGCTGCTTGCGGGTAGTCAGAAAACGAAGACATTTTCTGTTTATCCGCCCAATAACTGTAACAGATGGCCGCTGCCT